CCATTAATAGTATTTGTACCTGTTGTGTTGGCAAATCCAGTTTTTTGTGTTGATCGTGTATCTGAATTTGATAAACTGATTCTAACTGAATCTTCAATTTTTACCCATCTGTTGCCGTCGTATCTAAACAATCTGTTAGGCAGATAGTCTGTTCTTAAAAAGTAGTCGCCTTTATTAATATTTGCTGTAGGAAAACTAATTCCAAATCCAGCAGGGTTTCCATTTGGTGCAACACCGTCACCGTCTAAATAAAAACCATAATGACTTGATGCCGGAGTATCTATTACAGCATTTACTGGAGCATCTGAACTGACTCTTTCTGTCTCATTTACATTGTCAGTTCTTATATTTCCTCTTTCATCAATAGGAGCAACATAATACTGTTTGTAATTGAATCCTGATTTTGGTGCATCTGCTTCTGCCTGTGCTAATACTTGATCTGAAATTGTTTTCTCTCTGTTGAAAGTTGACATGTAACTTGCCAATGAGTTTTCTGTAGTTGGATCTCCCAAGATGTCTCTGTATTCCTGTGAATCTACTAGCGATTTTAATTTCAATCTTAACAAGTGAGGCCACCATGTTTGACTGAATCCTTCAGCGGCTCTGTTCACATCTTCAATTACATAATATCTTTTTAGTGCAATAGGAATTGATTCGTCCAAACTAAAGTCATCTTTCATGTGGGGAAATTCAAGTACGTCACCACTGATAGGTTTTCTACCTATTCTTTCAACAATATCATTTAGATGCACAGTCAAAAACAGTGTGTCGTTTTGTAAAAACATACCAAACTGTGAAAGGTTGAAGTCTATATCTTGCACATTATAGATTCCTCGGATTGTGTAGATATCAGCATCATACTTTCTATCTCTATTTTCTAAAAACAGCAAATCTTGTATTGTTCGTTCGTTTAGGCTATCGCCTGAATATTGTGGTTGTGTTGGTGATGCTGGTCCGTCTTTGTTGGTATCACCTTGGTCATAAGGACCTAGGTATTTGTGAAAATGAATATCTGTTCCACCCACAGTGAACATTTCACGAATGTTACGATCAAAGAACTTGTAGTCAGCACCTTTTTCTGGCTTAAAAATAGACAATCTAGGCATATCTTACATATTTATTGCCTATGTCAAACCTATAAATATGTGTATGTCAGAACTCCAAACAGGACAACAAGAAATATTTGATTATGTCAAAAACAACCTCGGTGAAGGTATGATTGACGTAGAATTAGACCCAAAACACTATCAAACGGCCCTAACAAGAGCAATTGATAGATATAGACAAAGAAGTTCTAATGCTGTTGAAGAGTCGTATGCTTTTTTAGAATTACAAGAAAATCAAAACACATATATTTTACCAGATGAAATCATCAATGTGAGAAAATTATTTAGACGTACAGTGGGTTCCAGAACTGAAGGTGGAGAAGGCGGTACATTATTTGAACCATTCAATTTGGCCTATACCAACACATATCTTTTGAGAGCAGGTGCTACAGGTGGCTTGGCCACTTATTATGCTTTTGCATCTTATCAAGAGTTGGTAGGTAAATTGTTTGGTTCATTTATACAGTTTCATTTTGATGTGGCCACAAAAAAACTTACAATCACACAGCGGCCAAGAGCAGACAAAGAAACTGTTTTAATGCACACTGATAATTTCAGACCTGATATAACACTTTTCAAAGATATCTATTCAAAACCATGGATAAGAGATTACACACTAGCAGTATCAAAAGTAATGCTAGGAGAAGCAAGAGGCAAATTCAATACCATTGCATCACCGCAGGGCGGAACAACACTAAATGGTGCAGAATTAAAGAATCAAGGCCTTGCAGAAATGGAAAGATTAGATAACGAAATTGGTAATTTTGCAGAAGGTGGTACACCACACAGTTTTGTTATTGGTTAATTCATAAACTTTTTATTTTAAATAAAACGCTATGTTGGAACCAGACCGTTACAGAAGATACTCAGATCTCACATTGGACGAACTGGAAGAGGTTGTTGAACATCTAGAAAACATGAGTATTGCCGCTCTCAAACAAAACAAAAAAGACTTTAGACAACTAATTTTAAAATCTGCAGAAGAAGCCAAAAAAGAGATTGAAAGACGTCTCAAAATATAGTACAATTAAAGGATGCTGATAGGTATTGTTGGATTAATAGGATCCGGAAAAGACACAGTTGCAAATAGACTAGTGGAAAAACACGGCTATGTCAGAGATTCTTTTGCTAAAAGTTTGAAAGATGCTGTGGCTTCTATGTTCAATTGGGATCGTGAAATGTTAGAAGGCAACACAGATTCTAGTAGGCATTGGAGAGAACAGCCTGACAAGTTTTGGAGCGAACGGTTTGGCAAAACCGTAACACCAAGATGGGTATTGCAATATTTTGGCACAGAAGTCATGCGTGGACAGATGTATGATGGCATCTGGATTGACAGTTGTATTGGAAGATACAAAGGACAAAACACTGTTATTTCAGACACAAGGTTTGTAAATGAAATAAAAACAATCAAAGCACACGGCGGCATAATACTTTGTGTAAAAAGAGGTGAATTGCCCACACAAAAACAAATGCAAGATCAAGGTGCTCATAAATCCGAGTGGGACTGGTTAGACAGTGATTTTGATATTGTGATAGATAATAACGGTACAAAAGAAGATCTATATAAAGAAATTGACTTAATCGTCAGCAACAAGATCGCCCATACGCCAACCCAGTCTACGAACACTGCTGAGCCTTTGGCAGTTAGCACAAATAGTTTTTAAGTTTGTGTAGGCAGTATTTCTTAAATTCCCATCCACAAAAAACACGTCCAGTTGATTTTGATGTTGGGCCTTGAACCCACAAGTTTCACATTGTTTTAATTTTTTGTATCCAGATCTTTGCAATGCAGTTACGCCACCAATGCGTTTGTTCTTGTGTTTTCTATTACAACTATCACAAAGACTTCGCCAATATATCTTTTGTCCTTTTTTGTAGGCATAGGCTCGTGGCCGTGATTTACACTTCGTACACAAAGGTCTTACTGTTTTAATCATATATGCTATTTACGTCGCCTATATAGGTACCGAAATATGGTAAATTTTGTCGTAAAAACAGTATGATAATATAAATACTCTAGTATATACGTACAACTTGCAAGGAGAACACGTAAAATGGCAAATTTAGTATCACCAGGAGTAGAAGTTTCAGTAATAAATGAAAGTTTCTATGTACCATCAGATGCGGGTACAACACCACTGTTTATAGTAGCATCTGGACAAGACAAAAATAACGGAGCAGGCACAGGAACAGCGTCAGGAACAGAGACAGCAAATGCAAACACTGTGTTTTTACTTTCGTCACAAAGAGAATTAACAGAAACATTTGGAGATCCAAAGTTCTACACAGACGCTTCAGGGAATCCAATACACGGTTATGAATTGAATGAATATGGTCTACAAGCGGCATATTCATTTTTAGGAGTAGCCAACAGAGCATACGTGCTTAGAGTCAACTTAAACACTGATGAATTAGTTGGCAGTGCAACCGCTCCAAGCGGTCGTCCGACGGATGGAACATACTGGTTTGACCTTGCATCAAGCAGTTATGGTATATTCGAATGGTCACAAACAGATCAAAAATTTACAGCAAAAACGCCAACATTAATAACTTCAGTTTCCAACCTGGTGGGAGACAGTTCAACAGGTGCACCAAAAGTTTCAATTGGTACGCCAGGCGATTATGCAATTAACACAACACATGTCAGCAATAAGATTTACAAAAAAACTGCCTCTAACACTTGGGTGAATGTAGGTTCAAGTGCTTGGCACTTATCTTTACCAGTTGTTTCAGTAGCATCAGGCACAACAGTGACTGGTTCTGCAACCATGCAGGTAAATGGTGTTCAGGTACAGACAGGCGGCACTGCGTTATCAGATGTGAAGACAGCATTTGATACAGCAAACGTTCCAGGAGTAAGTGCATCAGTAAACAGTACAACTGGCAACTTAGAAATTTTCCATAACGGTTTAGGATTTGGAGATTCTACAGCAGGTTTTAACACTATAAGATTTGAAGAAGGTAGTGGATTATTAGCAGAACTAGGAATCACAGCAGGAACTAAAAATGGTCCTAAATTCCTACAAGCAAAACACACAAATAGACCTACTTGGAAAACAGCAGATGAGAATAGACCTAACGGATCAGTTTGGTTCAAAACTACAAGTGCTAATTCAGGTGCAAACATTTCAGTTAAATTATACAGTGCCGCAAGTGCAAGTTTTTCAACTATTGGTGCACAACTTTTTGCCACTAATCATCAAGCAATCTTTAATTTAGATCCATCAGCAGGTGGAACAAATTTAAGTGCAGGTGATCTGTATGTACAATTTAATATCACTGAACAAAGTGTTGACGGTCAACAAGACACTACACCAAACGTTGGAGACTTCCAAATATTTAGATACGAAGGTGGCCCAACAGTGATTAGTTCAAAAACTACACACCCAACATTTACACACAACGAAACTTTTACAGTAAGAGAATCGTTAAAAAATCAAGAAGCATTAGACACTGCTAAAACAGTAACAATACAATCAAGCGATGGTAGTACATTGGCTGACAAAGAAGATTTTGTTACAGCATTTAACACTGCAAACTTTACAAATCTAAGTGCAGAAGTAATTACTGAAGGCGAGTTCAAAGGTGCAATTAAAATTACCCACGCATTAGGTGGTGAGTTTAGAATGAACAACACCTCAGGTACTCCGCTTGATGATGCAGGCTTTGGAACTGCAAATGCTCATGACTATGGCGGATTTGATTCTTTATCAACAACAAAACTTGATAATTTATATGTTGCACCAACTGGTGATTCAGAAGATTCAACTGTTGGAAATGAAGTAATAGCATCAAACTTTAAAAGATTAAGTTACACAGCAAGTACAAGTTCACCAACTACTGAGCCAGCAGATGGCACATTATGGTATGACACTAAGATTGATGAAGCAGATATTTTAGTACATGACGGAACTGCGTTCAGAGGATACAGAAATGTTTACACAAACACTGATCCAAATGGACCACAATTCAGTGCCACTGCTCCAACAACACAATCAGACGGAACACCACTTGTAAACAACGACTTATGGATTGATACCAGCGATCTTGAAAACTATCCAAAGATATACAAATACAACACAGCGGCTACTTTAAGTTCTACTAACACAGCGAACCAAGTAGCAGTAACAACATCAGGTGCGGCATTTGAGTTGGTAGATAAAACAGATCAAACCACTGAGGACGGTATTGTGTTTGCAGATGCTAGATATCATACCGACGCAGAAAAGAGTGCAAACAACGAAACTGATGCCGGTCATGCTTCAAGCATAAAAGATCTTTTAAGTGACAACTTCCTAGATCCAGATTCACCAGATCCGGCTTTATATCCACAAGGAATACTTCTATGGAACACTAGAAGAAGTGGTTACAATGTGAAAGAATACAAAAACAATCACATAAACACTACAACATACCCAGGTTCGGGATCATCAGGTTTAGGTAACATTAGATTCAGTAACGAGTCTGTAGCAGGTTACTATCCTGACAGATGGGTGACAAAATCTTCAAACAACGCTGACGGTTCAGGAAGTTTTGGAAGAAAATCACAGAGAAAAGTTATAGTAGAGCAACTGAAATCTGAGATTGACACAAACCAAGGAATCAGAGAAGATCAAAGAGGTTACAACGTGATTGCTGTACCTGGATATCCAGAACTAATACAGAACATGATTAATCTTAACACAGATAGAAACAACACAGCGTTTATATTAGGAGACACACCTTTAAGACTAGAAGGTACATCAACTGCAATTCAAGACTATGCTAACAACACAGCCGGAGCATTAGACAACGGCGAAGACGGTTTAGTAAGTTCAAGTGAATTTTTAGGAATGTTTTATCCATCAGGCCTTACAACAGATAACGCAGGTAAGAGCATTGTAGTACCACCAAGTCACATGATGCTAAGAACATTGGCAAATAATGACAACGTGGCATTCCCATGGTTTGCACCAGCAGGTACAAGACGTGGAGTAGTAGATAATGCAACATCAGTTGGATTTGTTGACAGTTCAACCGGTGAGTTTAGTCAGATATCTGTTACTGAAGCAGTCAGAGATGCAATGCACGAAGTCAAGATCAATCCAATTACATTCTTTGCAGGTGCAGGAATTGTAAACTTTGGTAACCTTACAAAAACTTCAACAGCATCGGCTCTAGACAGAATAAATGTAGCAAGATTGGCAGTGTTCTTAAGAACATCACTTGATAACCTTGCTAAGCCGTTTATCTTTGAACCAAATGATGAATTAACAAGAAATGAAATCAAACAAGCAGTTGAATCGTTCTTGTTAGAACTTGTTGGACAAAGAGCATTATTTGACTTCTTGGTCGTGTGTGACGATACTAACAACACATCAACAAGAATAGATAGAAACGAACTTTATGTAGACATCGCGATTGAACCTGTGAAATCAGTTGAATTTATCTACATACCGTTGAGAATAAAAAACACAGGAGAAATAGCAAATTTAGGAACCTAAATTTGGATAAATAGGAGAAACAGATGGCAATATCAACTTTATCAAAATTTACAGTCCCTTTATCAAGCGATCAGAGTTCAGCATCACAAGGCTTATTGATGCCAAAACTTCAGTATCGTTTTAGAGCGATCCTGGAAAATTTTGGAGTATCAACACCACGTTCAGAACTTACAAAACAAGTAATGGACATAACAAGACCTAATTTGACTTTTGACAAAGTGACACTAGATGTGTACAACTCAAGAGTATATGTAGCAGGTAAACACACTTGGGACACTATCACTATTACTTTAAGAGACGACGTAAACAACTCTGTAAGTAAATTAGTTGGCGAGCAGATTCAAAAACAATTTGACTTTTTTGAACAAGCAAGTGCGGCATCTGGTATTGACTACAAATTCACAGGAAGAATTGAAATGCTTGATGGTGGAAACGGTGCCAGTGCTCCTACTGTTTTAGAAACATGGGAACTTTACGGTGCTTACATTGAAAATGTAAACTACAACACATTGGCATACAATACTTCAGAACCAGCAACTATATCATTAACAGTGCAGTACGATAACGCTGTACAAACTCCGCAAGGAACTGGTATAGGAACAGCAGTTGCAAGAACACTTGGTACATTAAGTACAGGTGGCGGTCAATAATCAAGTTTAGATTAGCATTTATAATACAGGAAAAGCGTCTTTATAGACGCTTTTTTTGTGGCTATAAATAACAGTATGCCAAAGATAAACAATTTTTTACAAGCGTTTCAAGACAACCTACCAGGACTTAAAGACTTTAAACACGCATCACGTTTGTATCTAGATGACAATTTTAAATTAGCACCAAAAAACAAATTTTTATTTCATGTAGTATTCAACACAGACGAAACATTATTTTTTGATGGCTTTAGTTCCGCAGAGAGATACCAACTTAACATGTTGGTCAAAAGTGCTGATCTACCAAAATACGGTCTTAATGTAGAAGAAAAAATTCAATACAATAAAAAAATGTACGCGGCAACAAGAATACAATATGAACCAGTAAACATTGTGTTTCATGACGATCAAGCAGATACTGTAAATGCTTTTTGGAAAAAATATTATGAATATCACATTGCAGATTCAGTTACTATGAATACAGAAGAACAACTATCTGTGACGAAGGATGACGCCTATGATTCAATAAAAGGAAAAACAATTACAAAATTTGGAATGGATACTCCCATAGAAAGAAAAAAACCATATTTAAAAAGCATTGAATTGTTCACACTACATAAAAAAAGATTTACGTCAATGACTTTGGTCAATCCTCTGATTGGTTCTTTCAGTCATGATAATGTTGACCATGCAGACGGATTAGGCATCCTAACAAATTCAATGCAAATATTTTATGAAACTGTAATATATAAATCTGGTATAGTAAACAGTACCACTGTGCCTGGTTTTGCAACTTTGAATTATGATAAAGAACCTTCGCCATTGTCTGTGTTGGGTAGAGGAACAAATAGTATTTTTGGGCCTGGTGGAGTAGTTGACGGCGTTGGATCCACAATTAGAAATTTTCAAAATGGAAACATTCTTGGTGCTATATTATCAGCAGGTAATACTTACAATAGAGCAAGAAAAATTAAAAAACAAAATGTCAAGCAAGAACT